TTTTCTGTGAATTCCTTGATCAATTGTCCATGATCCATGTTTCCTTGTTCTTTCTCATCGTGTATTAGTTCATGATACATGTCCAATCTCTTCAAAAACCCATGTTTCCATTGCCTTAATTCATGATCCATGAACTTAAATTCCTGGAAATATAAGTCAGGGGTACATACCATTATAATTCCTTGACGAATTTGGCTCCCGTAGACATAATCATGGGCCATGCAATATGCTGCAATCTGTAGGTAGTAATCCTCAATCCATTCCTCTTTCTTAGGCCTATTAGACTGCTTAAAGTCTATAATGGTATCCATTCCATTATGATTACAGACGAGGTCAGTACTCCCAGCGTATAGCCCAGGATAATACAATGTGACTTCCGAGCCGTAATACTCCTCAACTGGCGCCAAACCCACGTTAATAACTTTTTCGGCCATGGCTTTCGCCTCTTGTCCAATCCCCGTAAGATCATCGTACCCAACTCCGTCCACATAAGACTCAATGAATTTGTGCATACTTGTTCCCCGCCGACTACTATGATTCTTAATGCGTTCTGCTTCTTGTTCTCCAACTTTGGCCTTCCATTTTATTAAAAAATCTTGATTTTTAGTGGCGCCTAATATCGTAGTTACACTTGGAAGTCTATATTTATCTACTTCATAAACTCTTTTTCCTGTATCTTGATCCGTGATTTGTTTACCAGTAATGTAGTTGTATTTCTTATTGTGTTTTAGCATTTAATTGTTTCCATTGTCGGTACTTATTTAAAGATACAATATTATCGTGTTTCATGGCCCAGTTTTGACCTGTGTAATGATCAATAATTTTTGTTATTTTTTCTAGTTTAACATGAGCAAAGGGCCAGATCAATAAACATACATAATAAGCATCTCTAAACGTACATCGCCAACGATATTGTTTTAAGTACGGCGTACCATCGCTTCTGTTACCTTTTACTTTCTTAGGTGTTAGGGTGCCAACACCCAACACTTCATGAACCCAAGTTAAAACAGATTTGTCAGTCATGGTTATTTCCATACTACAACGTAAACTATTCGACATTCGATAGCCTGGTTTTCCTCTATGTTTTTTCTTTTTTTCTGGTGATCGTTTGAAGTAAATGGATCCTTCGCCATCAAACAATCCCGCAATGTAAGATGCCTCAGTTTCGTGTATCATAAATTTTACCCTCTTTTGCTTTATCTTCGTTGATATAAACTTCCCCAGTGGACTTACAAATCCAACATTGTCTAACATTTGTCCATGATTCATCAATTCTTATAAACCCGTTTCCTTTACAGTTGCTACATGTTTTCTTTTTATCTTTATTCATTTTTCATTTTTCCGTTCATTTTCTTAGCTTTTTCCACTGCAATAACTTCAATTGTTTTTGCAACAGATAATTTCGTCCCGTCCAAAATAACTTTAGACAACTGTTCTAAAACAGTATATGTTTTTTTAGATAGAGAGACGTTCCGATATTTACTCATGTCTGTCATAAGCGTTTCCTTTCATAGATTAATAACTGAGTATATAGATTATATTGTAGGATTGTCAATGATAAAAACTTTTATTTTTACCCTGGCAGTGTGTAGTATTACCCACCAAGAATGTAAAATGGTTCCAGAGGCAAGTATGTCTTTTAAGACATACAGAGATTGTGCATTGCATGGTTATTCTTTTTCCTATGATTTTTTAGAATCTTTTGATGAAAAAGTAATAAATAAAGAACAGATTTATACTACGTTTTCTTGTGTTAAGTCTGAAAACGTTTGACAATATAACACTTTTATGGTAATGGGGCCTTATCTTCTCACCAAACCTACTCTTACTATTTTCCCTCTTTGTTAAGGGTAGGTATGTTTAACATATACATCCAAAGAACTGACCACTCCCATCATTCATAGAATAACTATTCCATGGTTCGTGGTACGTAGTTAGTTTCAATCGAAGTATTTCACATAGATCAAAACAATTTAAACTATCGGTACTGTATAACTTTATAGTGGCCATCATCTGTTTCGTCACTTCTACGAGATGATAACTTCCTTCGTTTAGTATAATTAAATCCATTAACGTATTCCTTTATCAACTTATACCATAGTTGTTTATATTTTATATTCTTAGTTCGATTCCAATTATTCGCCGCTTGGTCGATCTGATCTTGTAATAGCATATCGTTGGGTTCCCCATTTAATAGCTTTCTTTAAACCCTCTGCAGATATATTAATATTAACCCCATAAGGTTTCCATGCTTTTTTAATTAGATTAAACTCAAGTAAAAGATTAGACCACTGTTTAGCAGTAATACCATTTACTTTTAACATTATCTTTTGTTCTTTCATTAGTGTAATATCCTATCATTATTTATATCTTCCTCATCCATTTTTTCTGGAAGATCACCATCCATCATTCTTTTAATGGCAAGAATAGCTTCGGTGTTGTCATACTTCTGTTTACTAATATCAACTAACTTTAAAACTCTAGTCCAGAACATTAGGAAATAAAGTGTAAAAATTTGATTAGCATCATGGTTTTCAAATAACTTTGATATTTCATCACAATGCTCTTCAATATTATCTTGGATCCTTCCTTGTAGATCCATCCACTTCCTATCTTTTTCAGATAATTTTTTCTTTTTAGCCATTTTACTCCTTTCTTATATCATCAATGATACTAAAATATTGATCTAAACTGTCAACCTCTTTTATGATTTCATATCTAGATTTAGCATGGTCAGAAGTATAATACGCTCGATCATAACATTTTTTATTTCTATCATAAAATTTTATAACAGGTAAAGTCATAGCTTTAGTTTTATCAGGTATATTTATCTTTTTATTATTATATTTTTTACTAAAAAATTCTAAAGAATCTTTAAAATTTTCCTGTTCTAATAAACCATATTCATCATTTATCCTGTCGTATATTATATGCATTTATTTTCTCCTCTATTTGTTGATTATATTTATTTATATTTTCGTATTTTTGATATTTATTTAGTTGTTCCATTTTTATATCAACTTTAGTAAATATATCGTTAAATCCTGTAGAAAGAAGTTGATTAACTACATTAGGATGTTTTAATTTTCTCAAAGCCCTTTGTTCTATTTGTCTAACTCTTTCTCTACTAAGACAGAAACTTAATCCAATTTCTTCGTACGTATAATCTGTATTAAGTCCAATACCAAATCGCATTCGTAAAACTTTCTCTTCTTTTGGTGTTAAGTGTTTTGAAAAGATTTCATATAAATTATTTTTTACATCTTGTTCAATAACTTTTACTTCATGACTTTTGATAGGGTTAATTAATTTTTTTAAATCTTTCTCCTCTATCTTAGTTTCAAAGGTTGTATTCTTAAAACCCTCTAACTGTCTTTCTGTAAAACATTCTTTTAATGTTTTATTTAATAAAGATAATATCTCACTACAATTTTTTGTAATATTACCATGTTTATCAATGGGTTTTTCAGCACCTCGTATTATACGACCTACTTTTTCAGGTTCCATTGCATTTTGTAAAGCAAATTGTCTTGCACTTTTATAACCTGCTTCTTCTATAGCGCTCAACAACCTATCATTTCTAATAGTAATTTTTATTCTATAATCTTTCATATCCAGATACTAGGATATTAAATGATGTTTGTCAACGGCCTTGTCGATTATATTTTTTGTGCTGCCTTTTTTCTGCCTTATTTAGTCTTTTCTTATGACGGCCAGGACGCTTGGGTGGTTTTGGTCTTGGGACATAGGTTATAAATTTTTGTTTAGCCATTATTTTTCACCCCAATCATGTAAATAATACTTACCTGTTGAATCTTTATTTGTATTTAAAGAGGGAAGATAACTAATTTTACCATTAATATGTTGTTCTAAATCGGCCCCACAACTTATACATCTATATTGATCTCTAGTAATACTGACTAATAGAGTATGCTCCTCACAAGTAGGACAGTGTCCATTTACAACCTCTGGTGTAAATCTAAAATTAAATTTGGTCATTTTGCTTTTATAATTTTTTTAATGGTTTTTTTACCTAACAGGCCCCCCAAAAAATGCCAATAGGCACATTAAGATTATTAATAATGCCGTAAATCTATAATCCATCTTGGCAATCTCCATATACTATATTCCCTGTAATCTAGGGTCTTTAGAAGTTATGTTCTTAGTTGCTTTTGGTCTAGCAATAGAATCCATACTTCTTTTACGAAGTTGTGATTTAGCAGACTCTTCTTTTCTTTTGTCATCAATCTGCTTTTTTAAGTCCCATTTAAAGTTCATTTGTCCTCCTTTGGTTCTATTTGATAAAACATTTTGTCAGAATCTTCTGTAACCCAATCCGAGCCTTCGACATCCCAAACTGTATTTTGCACTTTATAGTCAGGCCAACTTGTGTCAGTAGTAAAACTATTAACGTGCCACAAAATACGATTATTAGGCTGAGATGCATAATTGCCGTTAGCAAGAGCCAGTATGTGCGCACACTTATGCTCTTGAGGTATTTCAGAATGTTCGACATTCAGTATATTAGTCTCTGGATGCGCCCAGTCAACTGTAAATAAATATTGTCCTTTATAGAATTTTTTATCTTTTCCTAAAAATTTGCCATCTATACCAGCCAGCCAATCAAAAGTATGCACAGAAGGCCAATAGCTGAAACAGTTCCACAACTGTAACGAGTCGATCGACATATCTGGCACTTCGGATCTAGAAAAACGTTTTTGGAAAAACGCGCTGATAGGCAACCTATAAAAGACTGCACCATTTGGTAACATGATGTGAAATAAGAGAGCTTTGCCTGTAATGCTCGCCATACCGAAGACCACACAATCTTCACTCTCGCCATGATGTTCTTTAAGATCATAAAGATACTCCTTCCTTACTTTGCAATAGATTGGTGGTATGTTTGCATTTAAATAAGCCATATTTCCTCATATTATTTAATATCACCCCAGTTAGAACCCGATTCATAATCAACTTTGTTAGGAACTTTTAGTTCTACTGCATGTTCCATTATTTGTTTTATTTTATCAGCATGAGCATCAGATTCAATAGAAAAATCTAATTCATCATGTACTTGTATATGAGCCAATATTCCTTCTTTATATAACTCTACCATAGCTTTTTTAGTCATATCTGCAGCAGATCCTTGAATTAATTTATTTAAAGCTTTGTAAGTAAAGGCTCTTCTTATCCCTGGGCCGTGTTCTAAGATCGCTTGATCGTGTGGTAATGCTTTGTGCATCCCAAACATATTAGGCTCCCATAAATGAAACCGACACAATCTCCCAAGTAGTGTTCTTATTTGACCACGTTTTTGAGCCCGTTGCATTACATTATCCATCAATTGTTTAACAAAAGGTACTCGATCATGGTATTGTCTAAATAGTCCATCGGATGTTTCTTTATCAATACCAAGTTCAGCTTGAAGTTTATTTTTACCCATACCATAAAATAATCCTAGATTGATTGTTTTAGCCTGACTTCTTGGTATATTTGCCATATCAGCAACAATAGTATGAAAGTCTGTATTAGGATCATTGTTATAAGAATCTAATACTTCATCAACCCCATAAAGATCCTGTAGTGCTGCGTAGTGTACAACTAATCTAGGTTCTTGTTGTGAGTAATCAAATACACCCCACTTACATTTATCTTCTGGTATAAATAAAGACCTAATCTTAGGGCCAAGATCTTTATTTCTTGCAGGGATTTGCTGTAAGTTTGGATTAGAATAACTAAATCTTCCAGTTACAGTACCACCATTATCTCCACGCAATTGATTTATTTCAGCATGAATTCTACCTTTGTGGGAATGTTTTAATATAGTATCAATAAAAGTAGTATGTGCTTTATTAATCTCTCTTGCTTTTGCAATACATTGAACAATTGGGTTAGGATGATTTTGCAAAAAGTTTTTAGTAAAAGAAGGAGCTTCAGTTTTTTCTGTTCTATCAAATGGTAATTTTAATTTTTCAAAAACCTGTGCAATCGATCTTGCTGCCCATATCTGAACATCTACTGATGTTTCTTTTTTTACTTTTTGTAAGTAGTTTTTTTCTTCTGTTAATAATTGTTGTTTTAAGTTATGTGCTGATTCAACATCTACTCTTACACCTAAGAATCTCATATCAACAAGGCAAGGAAATAATTCAGTTTCTAAATCAAAAATAGAATTTATATCTTGATTAACTATTTCTCTTTTTAAAAATTGCCAAAGTTCTAATGTAATAGATGCATCTTTCTCAGCATATTGTCCTACATACATTGCTGGAAGTTTATACATCTCACCTTTTGGATCAATTCCCCATTCTTTTGCTGCTGCATATAAAGCAGTTTCATCTTTAGATTGTCCTGTATATCTTTTAGAACAAGTATTTAAATTATATCTTAATTGATTTTCATCACATAAAGCTGATGCAATCATGGTATCAATAATTCTACCATTAATTTTTAGTCCCATTGCTCTCAACCAACATACGTCGTACATTGCATTGTGAAATATTTTATCCGAAGAAGTATTTAAAACATCTTGTAACCATTTAAGAACAACTGTTTTATCCATATTACCACCACCTTCGTGAGCGATTGGATAATATCCACACCATCCTTCTACAGCTACGGCAATACCAACTACATCACCATTACCTATGATAGCACCTGATCCCATTTTAGTTAGTTCAGGATCTTTTGTTTCTAAGTCAATAGCTATCTCATGATGTTGAGTTAAATCTGGAAATTCTTCTGGTGGTAGCCATTCTGTCTGGGGTTTAAATATCATTTTCTGCATGTTTACTTATCCTTTTTACGTTAGTTAGTTTTTCTATATCCTGAAAAGGAACCATAGTGATTTTATCAAGTCGACCTTCTCTTTGGTATACTTGATAAATTCCTTTGCCTTTTTCAAAATTCTTTTCTTTTAATTTGTTTGTCACATGTTCTAATAATTCTTGTCTATCTACTGCTAACCAATATTCTGGTCTTTCAAATACAATATAATCTGCCTTACCTTTTATCCAACCAGGATAACCTCTGACATTAGTTCCTTCTATCCAAGCAATATCATCTTGAGTTTTATTGTCCCAACGATTTACTTTCTTCATTCCTTTTACATCAAACTTTAAAAGCTGGCCATCTAAAATACCTTGTACATCCCAGTGTTCAAACATATCTTGTTTGTTAGTGGCCCATACAGGATCCTTTAAATTTTTTGCAAAGTTTTCTTCAGTTATTTTTGCTTTTGCTTTGAACTCTTGCCAGCCCATTTCTCTTCCTTTTTATGTGAATAAACTTCATACCAAGTATTACATTCTTTACAGTCATACATAGATATGATTGTATATTCTGATTCTTCATTGATATCCTCAGCATCATAATCACTTTGCCAAACAACTTCTGCATTACAATAAAAACATTTCATTTTTCTTTTTTCTCCTCGTCATTTTCTTTGTTAGTTGACTCTGTATATTTATCTGTAAAATTTTTTGGTAAACCACTAGGATCAAATATTTCATTCCAACGTTTACGATACGTCTCATTTGATATTCTAGATTTACCATCCCATTGTTTACCTTTTTCTTTACTCATTTTTTCTCCTTGCCGTTATAATAAAGAACCATTCTTCTACTGCCTTCATGTTTTTCTAACCTTCTTTTCATTTCTTGATTCTCATCATAAAGTTCATCACATCTTTTTTTAAGTCTTTTAATTTGTGATTCATATATTTCTCTATAATAAATGCTCCAGTTTTTACTTAGTTCGCTTTGTTTTTCCATTGGTATCCTGTAAATATTTTATTTCTAAATCACAGTAGTGCTTTATTTTTTCTAAATCTTCTATTGCTTTACCTTTTAATAAGTATCTACAAACATATTTAATTATATTTGCTTGTAGTGGATTGAGTTCATTTTTTCTAATAAACTCCCAGGGTTGAATGTGAAAGTCTTTGTAGTGATTCCCACCTATCTGCTTATCTTGTGGAAATGCATCTTCAAATATATCTTTATGTGTCATATCGCTTCCTCCATTGGGTAACATTTAGTATCATCTTTAGGTCTTATAATATGTAGATGTTCTTTTGTCCTTGTTGCACCTACATAGAATAATCTGCTTTCATCATCTTGATTTTTATCATATGATTTTTTAGTATTGGTTGTTAGATCTGTTAATAGAACTACATTATCCTCTTCTCCACCTTTAGCACTATGTATAGTAGATAATTTAATCCGTGGTTCTTGGTTCAACATCTCTCCATTACGTTTCATTCTTCTAATATAATTAATTCTTTTTTGACCTGCTTGGTCAAATGCTTCAAACCAAACTTCATTTGTTTTAAGTCCATAGTCCTTTTGTAATTGTTCTAAACTATAAACACTATTCTTAACAATTGATTTTATTTTGTCCTTGTTCCATTTTTCATGACTCATATATTTTGAAATATTTTCTATTTGTTTTGAATCTAACATTTGTCCTTTTGTTAAATGTTCCCAACTTAAAGCTGCTTCTTGAATACTTTTTTCATATTGTTTTTTAAATCTATTTTCATAATATAAACCTCTATCTCTCATGGTATCTTCTAAAGGATCCAACATTGATCTTGTTCTAGTTAACACTAACCATTTACCAGAAGACATATCCACATCTTCAAAAGTATCATAAGCAGATAATCTTCCTTCATGTTTCTTTGGTTCCCAACTTTTCTCAATTCTATTATCAACTCTTTTAATAATAGAATTAGCTAATTGATGTATTCTTTTTGGTACTCTTCTAGATTTAGTTAAAGGTAATTGATTTCCTTCTTGTGCAATAAATGAATCAACATCTGCACCAGCCCATCTAAATATTGCCTGATCATCATCTCCTGCAACAAAAGAATCTACTGTTTTATCCCAAATATTTCTAACCATATCCCATTGCATCATTGATAAATCTTGAGCTTCATCAATAAATACTACATCAAAGTTTGGTGATTTATCTGATTTTACAAAATCTAATATCATGTCATTGTAATCAATTAGATTATATTCTTTTTTATATCGTTTTAATTCTTCTGCTAAGTGGATTAATGTTCTATATTCAACATCTTGATTATGTTCTTTTAAATTATATTGTCTATCAATACTTATATTTCTAAGTTTTGCTAAATGAATAATTCTTAAATAATCACTTTTAGTTGAGAACAATCCAGTTTCCTCTTCATCATAATCATTATAATCTAAAAACAATTGTTCTTTTCTGCCCAAGTCTTCATAATGTCTCTTCTGCATTACTTGGTTTTTCTTAATACCTAACTGTCTAAATGCTAATGAATGTAATGTTCTAAAGTATGGAAGATCATCCTCTTCTAAATTAAATTTTTTCATAGCTCTATCTTTAGCTTCATTGGCTGCTTTCTTTGTAAAAGCAAAATATCCAATACGATCAGGATTAGTTGTTTTTAAATAATCATCTACTTTTTCTAAAAGAGTATGTGTTTTTCCTGTTCCTGGTGGGCCTAATACAATTGTTTTCATATTAATATGGTGAATCCTCTTTTAATTTTTTAGGTGTATGACTATTCTCTGGTTTTTCAAATGCATCGACAACCATAATACTTGGTCTCTTTTTACCAATGACAATTCTATCATCACTACAATGACAATATTCTTTTAACATTTGTTGTGTAACCTGTGGTTTTTCTGGCCATTTTTTTCTAAGTAAATGTCCATGATAAAATTTGTGAAATATAAATTTATGTTTACCTTCTTCAGTAAATACATTTCCATTTAAAATATCTTTCTTAGTAGTTTCTGCAGCAGTTCTATTAGTACAAAATTCTTCTAAATGTTCTTTTAGTTGATCCACCATTGAAGATCCTTCTGGTGCTTTTATTATTTCTACACCCTGTAAGAGTTGGTCTGTATACTTTTCAAATTCTTTAACCGTGATCCGTGGTGGTTTTTTATTAATTTGTTTTGCAACAGTTCTTCTAAATAATCTTTGTTCCATTAAGTAATCTATATTATCTAGTTTAACTCTTTCGCCATCTACATTGACCCAGTAGTATGGTTCATCTAATTCTACTTTCTGTAAATCAGATAATGTTGGAAATACTGAATCTCCACCTATTCCATACTTTCTAGTTCTACATAAATTCTTATCACAATGATTACACATTGGATCTTCATTACATTTAAATCCTAAATCTTTACCATCATTAAATTTTATTTTACCTTGAACTATCTTGTCATCTAAAGGCCCCTCTGGATGTTTCTCAAAATACTTATAGTTGAAAGCATTAATCTTCATTTGCCAACTATCTGGCCATTTTCTTTTCGCGTATTGTATGTATTGATAAATAATTCTATCTCTTCCATCTTTAATATCTGATTGTGTTAATGACTCTAAACAAGGTGGGCCATCACTAAATTCTGATTCTGGTCTTTTAATTTGAAGTTGTTCTAATTGTTCTGGAGTAATTTTATTTAATTCATATAAATTTATAAAACCATTTAGATTAACAGCTTCAGCATTTTCGTTAAAGCAATATCTTGTTGTTTTATCACCATTAAAATATGGTAAATTTAAAAAATTTCCTGTATCATCTTTTGATTTTAATTCTACTTGTTTTGGAAAAACTTCTGATCCACCATAACCTAATACAGCGCTAACAGAAATTAATTTATCTCTCATTAGTTTTGCATCAACTGGAACCGTTGTAAAACAAAATACATGTGCTCCACCTGATTTAGATCTAAATACTACTAAAGGTAATTGTAAATTTTTAATTTTATTTATTAATTTTTTATGATCAAAACCTGCATAAGAATCAATATCAACACATCCCCATTTACATTTATTATTTTCATCAATTGGAATAATGCCTAAACTAGGTTCAATACCATTTAAATGGTTATCCCACATCTCATCAGTAACCATTTTTCTTTGAACAAATGATTTACCTTTTATTTTTTGACCATCTGCATCTTTTTTGTCAACATAAGTGACACCATGTGCACGTTCTAAACCTGAAAATATTTTTTTAAAATCACTCATAATCTATCTTTATTAATGGGCAGCTCCAGTCTCCCTTTGCCGCCCACTACCTAGGATTCTATTTAGTATGGTGACTTCTCTGCTGTGTCTACATCAGAATCATGTTTAACTTCAACTTCACCTTTACCAATTTTTTCAGCAAAGCCTTTAGCTAAAGAATAAACATTGTTATCTGATACAGGGCCAACTTTAGTTACATCCCAACCAAACCATGTTCCTTTGTCATTAGACATTTGAACAGATTTTAGTTTATAAAGATGGCTGAATGTTGGCGGTGTAAATAGACCATTCTTACCTTGCATCTTGATTGACATCATCATTGAATTCCAAGATCTACTAACTTTTAATTGAGTTCTTGTCATTGATACCAATGCTGTGCCTGGATTTTTACCAATTGTTACAACAAAATGATTTGCTGTATTTTCAAGATAGTTACCATTTGGTAATACATCTCTATTCATTTGATCTCTCTTAGTTGTTTTTACAATAGGATCATCTACTGAATACATTCCTACAAGACCACCTCCAAGTTCTCTAGGTTTCCACTCTAGATACTTTCTTTCATATGCACAAGGTAATACTTCAATTCCTTTCTCACCATCGAATAATTCTTTAGTGACAGAATTTAATATCATTCCTGGTTCTGCACCCTCAACATATTTTCCATTCTTTTTATTTATCTCAGGAGATAATTGTCCTAAAACTTTTAAGAATGGTAAAGCAAGATCTTCTTGCTCTATGTTTTGTGCGCCTGCATTTGCATCTGCTTCAAAAATATTTGAAGATAAATCTCCTGCAGTTTCTCTTTTCGTTAGGTTTTGTTCTTTACTCATATTTATTTTTTCCTTTTTACGGTTGTTTTATTTCCAACAAATATGCTGAAAATATCCGCTGGCATTTCTTTACCTGCCTCAATACGCTCACGGACTAGCGCTTTCAGAGTCATGGGTTCAACCTTTAGCTTTTGCGCAGGTTGAAGACCCTGACTCTTCGCAAGTTCAGCATATTCTGCTGCCTTGTTGTCTTCTCCACGACCAAAAGATACTACCACTTCATTTTTGATAATATCTTCAAGGCCATTGGTACGAAGCCAGTTAAACGCCGCTTCTTTATTTGCTTGTGTAATTGTAGCATTATAGAACGGCTTAACATCTATCATGGAACCATCCATAAGTTTGAGTTGAGATAAACCCATCTCAGACATCATAGTTGGAATTACTTCTCCAGATATATGTTCTAAATCTTTTTTCTTATCTTTTACTCTTTCCTCAAGTAGTTCAATTTCTTGAGTTATCTGTTCCATTTTTTGGACTTCATCAGATAATGTTTTTAGATTTTTACTTTTATCTAAAACATCTGTTTTATCTTGTTCAAAATTAATAGAACCACTACCTGTAAAGGTTTCTATTTTGTTATTCATTTATTTCTCCTCTTTCATATAAATTTATTTCAATTGGATAATATCTTCTTTCTTGTTTATCCCACTTTAATAAATTGTATTTTCCATTTGTGATATCAGAAACAATTGAACATGCAACACCTATTATCGCTGGATCGCCTGTAAGTAGTAAATAATCTTCAGTTGTAAATTTTTTCAACCCTTGCCTTAATTTATAAATTAGTGGGCCAGGTGAAAAAATTATTTGTGAAAATTCAGGTAATAAAAATTTAAAGGTACCATAGTTTGCTGCACCCATAATATTTATTTTTGGATTGCCTGATTTTGTACCAGCAATTTCTTGTATTACATAAACAGTATTTATTCTTTCTGACATTGACAAAACATATAACATTGTTTATATAGATGTCAATACAGAAAGAAGAAAAATTATGATTAATTATAAATTTAAAACTAAACCCTATGAGCATCAAATGACTGCTCTAGAAAAGTCATGGAATAAAGAAACATTTGCATATTTTATGGAAATGGGAACAGGTAAAACAAAAGTATTAATAGACAATATGTCTATGTTATATGATAAAGGTAAAATAGATGGTGCCTTAATTGTTGCACCTAAAGGTGTTATTGGAACTTGGTATAATCAAGAAATACCAACTCATCTTCCAGATCATATAGAATTTGTGTCCGTATTGTGGCAATCTTTAATTAATAAAAAACAAAAAGAAAATTTAGATACATTGTTAAAATCTGATTCAAGACTTCATATATTAATTATGAATGTTGAAGCATTAAGTACTTCAAAAGGTAAAGATTTTGCAGCCTCTTTTTTAAGAACTCATAATGCATTAATGGGTATTGACGAATCAACTACTATAAAAAATTCATCAGCTAAAAGAACTAAAAATATTTTAGACTTATCTAAACTTGCAAAGTATAGAAGAATTATGACAGGTTCTCCTGTAACTAAAAACCCATTAGACTTATATTCTCAATGTGAATTTTTAAGTCCATGGTTACTAAACTTTCAATCATTCTACGCTTTTAGAAATAGATATGCAGAAATGAAAACAATCAATGCTAGAGGGAGGTCAATACAAGTGGTTAATTATTTTAAAAATTTAGGTGAGTTATCAGAGAAATTAAAAAGTTTTTCTTACAGAGTTTTAAAAGAAGATTGTTTAGATTTACCAGATAAAATATATATAAAAAGAACTGTTGAATTAACAGAAGAACAAGACAAACTTTATAAGCAAATGAAAACATTAGCGCTTGCTATATTAAATGGTAAGCAAACAACTAGTATGACTGTATTAACTCAACTAATGAGACTCCACCAAATCACTTGCGGTCACTTCACTGCTGATGATGGTAGCACTCAAATAGTTAAAAGTAATAGAATAAATGAACTTATGGGTATTTTGGAAGAGGTTGAAGGTAAAGTTATTATTTGGGCTAATTATCAAATGGATATGGCTGAAATTAAAAAACATATTATAGAAGAATATGGTGAAGAATCTGTTGTTGATTATTATGGTCTAACTCCTCAAGAAGATAGACAAACAAATATAAAACGTTTTCAAACAGATCCAGAGTGTAGATTTTTTATTGGTACTCCACAAACTGGTGGTTATGGGATCACGCTTACTCAGGCCAATACTGTTATCTATTATTCTAATGGTTACGATTTAGAAAAAAGATTACAATCAGAAGACAGAGCGCATAGAATAGGACAAAAAAAATCGGTAACATACGTCGACCTTATAGCAGAAAAAACTGTAGATGAAAAGATTGTAAAAGCATTACGTAAAAAAATAAATATCGCCTCTGAAGTTTTAGGAGAAG